TTGAACTGGATGGGCTGGAACGTAGCCTGGCGGATGATGCTGGTGTCGAGTGGCATATCAGCCTCCAACGCGGCCGAAGATGTCGCGGAACAGTTGCTCTTGCTGCCTGCCGCGAGTGTAATCGCCAACGGCGCCCGCGACGCCTGCCAGCGCGTTCCCGTAGGACGACATGCGCCCGATGCGCCCTTGCGCCAACGCGTTCGCCTGCTGCAGCCCCAGTTCGCCCGCCTGTGAGGCATAGTTCTGCCCCGCAGTGCCCGCTTGCGTCGTGGCCGTCTGCCCCAGCCCTGCGATGTTCGCCAGCCGGTTGTAGGCGTTCCCGTACTCCTGCGAGGCCAGATCCTGCGCGTACCGCTGGCCCGCCTTCAGCGCCCCGCCAGACAGCATGTTGCCCCGGGCGGCCTGCACGCGCTCCAGCGCCTTCATGCCCTCCCCCAGACGGAATGCGTAGCCAGGCTCGGGGAGGACTTCACCGCGGGTGAGCTTGCCGAGGGCGTTGACGCCGGCCTCGTAGTAGGGCTTGCCAAGCTCCAGCGACTTCTCGTACATCTCCCGCTGAAGCTGCAGAGCCCTATCCGCCGCCGCCGCCTGCGTCTCTGCGGCTTTTTCTGCGGCGTTTGCCCCGGCGATCCCGCCCACCACGTTGCTCACGCCGCTGACGATGGCCGCGCCTGCGGGGCTGGCCACGAAGTCGATGGCTTTGTCGAGGAATGGGATGCCGGTCATGGCAGCGCCCGCGCCCGTAGCCAGAGCCGCCGTAGTTGAGCCCATGGCCGAGCCGAGGGCGCCTGGTGTCGTGCCGGCTTGCAGGGAGCCGCCAAGGGCCTGCAATGCTGCACCGCCACCAGTTGCTCCGGCAGCCGCAGGGGCCAGCGCAGCCATGCCCGCGTCCACACCCATGCCGGCAGCAAACGCCGGGTCAACCGGCACGCCAGCCAACGCTTCAATGCCCGTCAGCGCGTTCAAGCCGCCGCCCGCGCCCGCGCCCGCAGTCAAATACGGCTCGCCGGCAAACGTGATGGGCTGCAACTGCGTCATGGGACTCAGTTGCATGGCGTTTGCCGCATCGGTCAACTGCGCGGCGGGGGTTGTCACGGAGGCCACCGGTTCCGCAAGCGTGTTGAGCGTTACGTCGGAATACGGGTAGTTTTTGATTGGGTGAAATTGCTCTCCAAACAGGCCCGTCTCTGTCCCGGGCGCCATTGAAACGTCCGTGTACATTGCGCCCGCGCCTTCGGCACCAAGCGCCGGTGGCTGGCTGACCTGCCCCATCGTCCCCGTAGGAATGTTCGCCAGCTCGGCCGCACTCAACTGCCCGCCGCCAGACAGTGCGTTGGTCAGCCCCTCCAGACGAGGCCCAAGGAAGTTCACCGCGCCATAGGCGGCAAACGACGGCAAGACAAACTCTTTGAAAAACTCGCCGAACCCCGCAGCCTTTACTGGCCGCTGAGCGACAACTTCACCTGTCGGAGTTTTCAGGCCAACGGTCTGGTTGTCTTTGTCAATCTGGTCGCCCTTGGTGACAAAGTCGTAGCCTTCGGCCTTCTTTTGAGCGATGAACTGCTCAAATTCAGGCGCCGGCACGTTGACAAGACCGCCGCCGCCCTCGCCCGGGTCGGACGAAATGACTTGCGTTTCAAACGGGCCGCTGTAGCCAAGCGAGCGAGCTACGCTCTGCCAAAGCTCAGGCGTCTGCAGGCCGCGAATGGTGCTGGTGTACGGGTTTTCTTCGCCAAATTCACCTTGGTAGGTGAACTGATTGAAGTACGGGTCAGACGCCGAAATCCACTGAGGCTTTGCCATGTTCTTACCCAATCCGCCAGTTGGTGCCGTCACTGAACACGGGCACGACGTTCGCCCCGCCGCCGGCCACAATCGAATGGAACGTCGTCGCGTTGGCGTCCGTCACCACGGCCCGGGCGCCTGCGCCGGCAGTGGCTGCGGCAACCAGTGCGGCCACCGTCTGCGTGCCGTTGTTGATCCACTTCAGGCCGGCAGTCAGCGTCAGGCCAGGCACGCGCATCGAGGTGACGCTCGCGTTGCCCAGCGTAATCTCGTTGCTGACGCCTGCCGCAGAGACGTCGGCATCGTAGCCCAGCACTAGGTTGTTGCTGCCAGTGGTCAGCGCATCACCAGCCTGAAAGCCCAGGGCCACGTTGTTTGCGCCAGAGGTCAACGCCCCCAGCGCCGATGCGCCCACCGCCGTGTTGTTGCTGGTGGTGGCCGCATCCAGCGCAGTCCACCCGACGGCAACGTTGTACGCACCCGTGACCACCAGCAGCGCCGCATCCTTGCCAACCGCAGTGTTGCCGGTGCCACTGGTGTTTGCCCCCAGTGCTGAGCGGCCTACGGCCACGGCATCGTTGCCGGTGTAGGCGTCCAGAGCGTTTGCACCCACGGCCGTGTTGTCGGAGCCGCTGGAGCTGGCGAACAGCGCGTCGTATCCAACGGCCACGTTGTATTGGCCGGCGTCGTTGTAGGCGGCTCTATACCCGATTGCCGTTCCATAAGCGTTGGAGCCGGCGTACATCGCTTGGCTGCCGATTGCTGTTGCGTAGCCAGCGCCGGACCCACTGTAAAGAGCAAGCGCGCCTACAGCAGTGTTGTTTGGTGCGGCGCTCAGGCCGTACGCCGCGTCATATCCAACTGCAGTGTTGTTGATTGCGCTGCCGCTGCTCAAATTTGCCAGCGCAGAGTCCCCGACTGCAATGTTGGATGTAAGGCCGCCAAAACCCTTGCCAACAGCAACGGCAACTTCTTTTGCTAGCTCATAGCTGGCAAAAATGTTGTCGTCGGTCTTGATCGTGACGCCGAGGGACGTTTCCAGCACGAACTTGTACGACGATCCTTCTGTCAGCCAGATCTGCGCGGGCGTGCGGCCGGCGCTGTCCAGCACGATGGGGTTGGCGTTGGCCGTGCCGCCGCTGCTGCTGGTGTACGTGGCAATCGGCGTCGTGGTGCCGGCAGAGTACGTGTAGACCAAACCCCCGGCCAGCGGATTGCCGTTGTTGTCGAAGAACTGCGCTCCGGCGCCAGCGTAGGGGGAAAGCGAAACGCTCATGGTGCTCTCACTGTTGAATCTGGCTCACCGCCAGCACGACGGCAGGGGCTGCTGGGGCAAACGCAGTGGCAGCGACATTATCCACCGTGATGGCCGTATCGTCTGCGGCAAACATGATCTCGATGCGATCATTAGCCGCCAGCGAGAAAAACTCGCTCATGGACACGGCGGTGTACCCGTTGTTGATGTTGATCGTCACCAGCCTGGCAGAGTTGGCGACGTCCGTGCCGTTCTTACGGAACCACAGCCAAACCGTCTTGGCGTTGCTGTTGCTGCTGCTGATCTGGACGGTGGCGTCAAACTGGTACAGGCCCGACTGCACCACCACAATGCGCGACGCAGGCGAGCCGATGCTGATGCCCTCGGCAACCTCGGTGTTGTCAAACGTCAGCGCGTAGGCCGTGTTTGTCAGCGCGGGAGTCTGATCCGTCGTCTTGGTGAACTCGCCGTAATACTTCTGCTGTTCAATTGTCGGCCGCACGAAGATCACGCCGTCAGTGGCGCTTTTGATCAGCACTGCCGCCAGCGGGATCACGTTGTCAGGCGCCGTGGGCTTGACGTTGGTAAACGCGCCCGCCACCGTGGGGTTGGCGTACAGAATGTCGCCCACGTTGAACGCACTGGTGTCGATGCCCGTTACCGGCCCCCAGACGCTGCACAGGCCCGTGGCGCCGCTGTCGGGAATGGTTTCGTCCAGCACGCCAAGGATGTACAACGAAGGCGTGGAGCCGTTCGCCAAGTACGCAGCCACAGACAGTAGGTTCGCCGCGCCGACGCCGGCAAAGCCCACCACAGTGCCTTTGGGCAGGGTTGCGCCAGTGGAGTTCTGCACCAGCGTGAACGTCTCTCTGCTGGCCTGGCCGATGCTGTCTTGCAGCAGCGAGAAGAACCGGAACCACGCGCGGGTGGTCAGCGCCTCGCGGTCCACCAGTGGGTCGCGGCTGGCAGGGACGCGGGGCAGCGTTTGCATGTCAGGCGCTCGTCGGCGTCGCCGTCAGTTCAGCGCCCATGATGGCAATCTTCACCGGGTCGCTGCCGCTGACCTCGTACACGCGATCCCGCAGCTTGGTGGTCATGCCCAAACGCCGCCAGATCACGCGCTTGCCGTACTCACCAATATTGCCCATGCTAGCCCAGTGCTCGTTGCTCCACGTATGGCCGCCGTCGTCAGACCAGCGCAGCATGACCTGAGCCTCAAGAGACGTTTGTTTGAGATATGCAGAGTACAGTTGAAAATTCTCAACCATCGTGTACAGCATAGAATTTTCTATGTACTGTACCCACTCTTGCCACAAATCTTCTGGATATGGTTGGTAGGCAGGAAGAGTTTCGTTGATTAAATAATCGTCAGCAATTAGGTAGTCTCTAAAATTGATTATTCCGTCATTGTTAATGTCACCAAGCATTCTTCCGTTAAACACGGTTTTAAACAAGGTGTTGCCCGGCTCTGTGTCTGAACTGGCTTGAAAAATTCCGTTGTATAGATTGGTGCGCTGGATAACGTACAGATTCTTTTGATTGCTCGGTCCCGTTTCGCAATCAAGTTGCAATGAATGTTGCGCTGTTCGTTTGAGGCTATTTTGGCCCGTGGGCAACGCCCTCCAAGAGCGCAGCCATCGTTGTGGGTTTGAGAAATCTTTGTACCAATTTAGGTCAAAAGTAAATAGGCAATTTTCTGTATTGTCTCCAAGCACAATTTGGCCGGCAAAGTTGGCTTGCGTTCCCGCTCTGTGTTTGGTAAATTGTCCGTTTTCCCAAAATGCCCTTTCGTGCCACGCTCCAGTTGACGCGTCAAAAACCCACGTTGCGTTGGCCCCGGGAAAAGTCAACGCATAAAACGAGTGCCCGTCCTGCTGATAGGTAAACGCAATCGCATCGTCAACAAAATTGTACGTTTGAATTTGCCATTCAACGGCATGTGTGCTAACGCGAACAGCGTTGTACCCGTTATTGCGATAAACAATTCCGTTGCCGCGAGCGTCCGAGCCAAGCCAAAAAACGCTGTTGTCCAGCTTGGCCACGCTGTACGGGGCAAGGCAGCCCGTTTCCATGAACGCGCCCTGAATGCGCTCCAGCGGAAAGTCTGCGGCGCCAGCGTTGTACCAGACCTCGATGGTGTTGTTACCGAACAGCCAGACCTCGCGGTGGTCGACCATCAGCGAGACGATGTTGTCCGGGTTGCCTTCGGCGCTGGCAAAGTCCAGCGGGTCTACCGCGCTTCCGTCATTGAGCGACGTCACCCAGAACCTCTGGCTGTTGGGCTCGTTGAACACAAAGTACCCGTCCAGATAGCCCACCGTCACCGCGCCCGGAAAGTCGGGGTCTGTGACCTGCGCAAACACGCCCGTGCTGGAGTTGTAGATGAAGGCATCCGGGTTGCAGGCCACGAACAGTTGCGTGCCGTTGTCTGACATGCTTACTTGGCCGCTGCCAGTAATTGCCCCCAAGTACGTTGTGTTAAAAAGCTCGTCCGACTTGTACAGACTTCCGCCAGAAGCAATGTACAAATTTGTTCCGAACTTCCAAAGCCCGCGTATTGGCCCACTTCCAACCGTGCGAATAAGCCTTGATCCAGGGCACCGCTGGAGAAAAGCGGGCTCCTTGCCGCCGTCGGGCACAACCTCGGGAAACAGGTTGACCATGCGGCTGTCCGCAGCATTGACGCTGCGAGCCACATACGACGAGCCAAGAATTGGCGTCTTCACGATCAGTAATTCCCCGTGAAGATATTGAACCGCTGATTGCGCCGACCCATGATGTTGTACGGCATGGCCAGCAGGTCATCGGGGTTGTTGATGCGCTTCAGATCGCGCTTGGACGACATGGCGATGCGCTGCACCGTGGGCGGGGCCTCGACGCCGAACTCGGCAGCGATCTCGCACGCAAGGTTGTACTTGAAGCACCGCAGGTAGCCCGGGGGGAACGCGAGCGTGGTGTTCAGCAGCGCGGGCTGCGCCAGTTCCTGCACGCTGACCAAGTGCCATTCCAGCGGCTTGGTAGGCACCGGGTACAGCGCCATGGTGATGTCGGGGTGCGTGTTGTTCACCCACATCATCTGCGGGTAGGTGGACGTCACCGTCTTCAGCGCAATGTTGTTGTACTGGTCCTGGTTGATGAAGTACACCCCGAACGACACGCCGCTTTCGGTGTCGCGGAAGTACGACGAGGTGTCCAGTTGCACCGGCCGCGTGCCGACGAAATTACCAGTCGGCCCCAGTGTGCGGATGGCGTCGCCTGCGGGCCAAGTGAACACTTGATCCTGCGTGGAGTACACGGCCAGGCGCTCAGTGCTCCATGAGTCGAGCATCTGGTTCAGAGCCGCCAGCGCGTCCTGCGAGGTGGCGGCAGAGGGCGTTTCGCCCTCGGCAAGCTGGCCGATCAGCCGCAGTGCGGCGTTGATCTGGTCACCGGCTGTGGTGGACATCGGCAGACTCCCGTCGCCGCCTGCGCACGATCAGATCATTGACGGCAACAGGTAGCGTATCTTGCCCCGGAGTATACCTCTCCCACCCGTTTTGTTCGTCATGCTCGGCCTCCAGATCCATCGTGGCGATCTTGGTGCCGTGAACTTCGTGTCTCAGGTAGATGACGGGCACAGGTCGCCTCCGGGCTGCTTGCGCATGTAAATGTGGAAGTTGCCCGGGTACACCTGATCCGCGCTGTGGTGATCCAGCTGCAAGTCTGGCACCAGCCAGATGTCGCCGCCCAACGCAAGCCAGTTGCGGCTGAACGCATAGTCCTCGCCATACCACACGCCTTCGTGGGCGCCGTGGTTGAACAGATCGACCGTGTAGCAATCAGGGTGCCCGTACAGCAGTTTCGGGTATGCCCGCATGAACCTGCGGATGCCATCGCGGGTGATCTTCAGAAACCCCGCAGGAATGCAGTGGGCGCGCATGGCGCCGTCGCTGGACCGCAACTGCGGATACCCCGCAGCGTCGGTGAACAGCGCGCCCATGTAATCCTCCTCGTCCTTCTTGAAGCGATACGTGCCCGACACGACATCGCCATCGGTCTGGATGAGCTTGACTATGTCCTGCGGCCGCCACGACACATCATGGTCAATGTACACCACAACGTCAGCGCCCGCGTCCAGCGCCTTGCGCGTCAGCGTGGCCCTGGCGGCGCTGATGTACGGACACCCGACCTCAAACACCACCTGGTGCTCAATGCCGGCAGCGTCCAGCGCGGGGATGCTTTCCTCCAGCGCCTTCACGTAGGCGGGGTGCGGGCGCGTGTAGGTGGGGGTGCAGAAGACGACTTTCACTTCAAGCCGGCGCCCATGAGGTTGTAGCAGTCCAGACGCTTGGTGGTAACGCTGCGGAAGCCCGCAGCCTCAAGCTCTGCCTGCAGTGTGGTGGCAACGAAGCCCGTCTTGTGCGCCATGTACGGGTTGCGCTCAAGCTCTGAGCGAAAGCCGTAGTACAGGTCTGCGCCGCGTATCGGGCCTGCAGGCGACTCGTACAGCACCGCGTCGTCGCACGGCACGTCTTCCAAGTCGGGAACCATGATCACGACGCCGCCGTTGGGCTTCAGCACGCGCTTGAACTCGCCCAGCGCAGTCTGTACTTCGTGCGGCAGCAGGTGCTCCAGCGCGTGGCTGCAGTACACCATGTCGTATTGACCGATGTCGCCAAGGCATGTCATGCTGGCAACGATGTGCGGGCTATGAGAGGCGTCGATGTCTAATCGAACCTCGTCATAGCCCGCAAGCCACGCAGGCGCGGGATCGGCCCCGCAGCCCACGTGCAATGCCGTCGGAGCAGTGCTCAGGCAGCGCCCTTCCACAGGCCCAGGCCCGACAAGGTGTTCATCACCTCGATCAGCGCGGCCTTCATGTTGGTGTCAACCGCCGTGGAACTGGCGGTGCCGACCAGCGAGGTCGCCTGGGCCGCGGCGGCGCGGCGGGCCACAGGGGCCGTGCCGTAGAAGCCGAGGTTGCCCGAGGTCGAGCCCTGCACCAGAACGGGTTGGCCAGAGCGGCCTACGTTCAGGCGTTCGTCGACGTTGCCGTCACCGATTTGCTCGCCGTCACCGATCTTCGGCGCTTCGAAAGATGCGTTGGACATGATGTTCCTTTCTGCCGCTTACGCGGCACCCTTCCACAGGCCGATGGCCTGCAGCGTGTTCATAATCTCGATCACAGCGGCCTTGAGGTTGGTGTCCACTGCGGTCGAGGATGCCGTGCCCACAAGCGAGGTGGCTTGCGAGGCAGCGGCGCGACGTGCGACAGGCGCGGTTCCGTAGAACCCGGCGGTGCCACCGGACTTGCCGATGATTGCACCGTCGAGTTCAGGGTCCTCGAATGCCACACCAATTGCTTTGGTGTTCGGCATGGCATCACCCCCAGATCCGGCAGCCCATCTGCGGGCGGATGACGCTGTACCCGTACAGGACGTCAATCCGGCAGGGCATCCGGTCGTTGTTGATGTCGTACTGGCGCACGATCCGCATCGAGATGCCGTTGTGCACCTTGCGGGAGGCCATGTCCACGCCTTGCGGCAGGAGCAGGTCCGCCGTGGCGAAGGTGATGGCATCCTTGTGGTACACCAGGTTCTGCGGATAGCCCGTCGAGGCCGCACCCAGGTAGGTGACGACATCGTTGGCGGCCGGCAGCTTGCTGACCGTGGCCAGGGCTTGCGTGGGCGCGTACACGGCCGGCAGGAACTCCACGTCAACGAACTCGGTGGAAGCCGAGGTGACCGTGTTCTGCACCACGAACTGCTGCAGCGAGCCGGTGGACTCGCGGGTCTGCGGGTTGACCGCGAACACGCCAGCGATGGTGAACACGTCGCCCGGGACCAGCGTGTTGCCGTCGGTCACGTTGTCCAGCGTCAGCTTGGTCGCGCCGTTGGTCAGCGTGGTCTTCACGATGGGCGTGTCCGACCGCGAGGCCGAGCCGGTCGTGTGCACCTTGATGGACTGCGACATGTTGATCTCCTCGTAGCCGAGGATGCCTTCGCCCATCATGCCGTTCTTGAACTGGCGCGAGATCGTGCTGGTCGGGTTGAACAGGCCCTTCATGCCTTCCACCAGGCCCGCGTTGGCCGCCGGGTTGACGGTGGCGTAGCGCGGCGACATGACGGCAGCGGCCTCGTTGAGCTTCTGCTGCGCTTGCAGCAGCACCAGCGAGGTGGCCGGCACGGTGCCGGGGGTGCCCACGGACTGGAAGATGTCCTTGTAGGCGTTGGCGACGTCGGCGTCGATGCTGGAGGCCAGTTGCGAGACGCGGGGCTTGAGCACGCGGTCAGCAAAATCGTCCATCGACAGCGCCAGCTCGGCCGACGTGAAGTTCACGCCGATGTGCTTCTGCGATGCGATGGTCAGCGTGGTGAACTGCTGATTGACCTCTTGGACTTGCAGGGAAGCGCCGTCGGTGACCAGCGCGCGATCCGGCAGGCGGATGCGCAGCGTGTCGCCGATCTTGGCGCCCTCGACGGCGAACGAGTCGTCGTACTGGCGGTTGACGTTGCGGGTGATGACCAGGTTGTTCTCCAGGATCTCCAACGCCTTGTTGGTGATCATGTCGATGGTCAGAAGACTCTGTGCCATGACTGTTTCCTTTCAGTTAGCGATTGCGATGCTGTGCTTCCCACTTCCTGACCTGGCGCTCGCGTTCGGCCGCGATCCATTCGCTGGTGGACATCGACTTGGCGGCACGGGGGTCCGTCGTATCGTAGGCCGGCGTGGACGTTTGGCGCGAGTTCACTGGCGTGATCGGTGAAGGGGCTGCGGACGTGCGTTTGACCGGAGGAGCGTTGGCCACCTTGGCCTCGATCTTCCCGATCTCCTTGGCCTGCAGAAAAGCCGGCAGTTTGGAAATACGATCCGCCTCCTTGGGATTGCTCCCGAGGTAGTACGCGACGTCCGGGCCTGCGTCTGAGGCACGAATCGTCTCGGCCATCACAGTCGTGATCGGAAGCCTCGGGTTCAGCGCCACCGACTCGAAATCGGTGTACTTTTCCCGGGCGGCTTCTTCCCGCTCCTGATAGGCTTCCAGCGTAGTTTCCTGCTGCCGGCGAGCCTCTTGCTGCTGCACCAGTTCATGCGCCTTGCGTTCGGCGAGTGCTTGCGCATACTCTTCGACGCTGGCGAACTGGTCAGCACTGGGCGGCGCTGCCGGCGCAGCAGTTTGCTGCGGCTGGGCG